GCTTCGTTGAAAAAACGCTGACGATCTCTTCCCCGATAATCGGGGACATCCTGATGGCAGATAAGGATATGATTAGATTTGGAATCGTCTCGCCAAGGTAAAACTTGTAGTCCTTTGCTTTCCAAGTTCCTTAATCTGTCATCAGGACAATTTTCAACCCTGTCACCGTAAGCATGCAACCCGTTTTTGGTAACTCCGAAATAATGCCCCTCTTCCCAACCTCGTATTATATAACCATCCGACAGGGAAAGGCTATCCCTGCCGGTGGCTATTTGATCGTCGTGAATTTTAAGAATTGTACGATTCCACCCAACAGTAATTATGATATCTGCGGGTTCCCATTCCTGATAGGCACCAAAAAATCTTTCACCTATCGAATGTCCACGACCTCGTAATGCGTTACCTAATTTCGATATCAGATAATGACTTTTGCTAGGCGGTCCAGGAGAATAAATTAAAACTCTCATGTTATCAATCCTTTATTTATTCGACGTTCAATGTGCGGATTATCAAGCGGCTTTTACATTAAGCATAACACCCAATGTGTTTTTGTTGTCGGTTACCACTTTCAACCATGAAGCGGAAGATGCCAAAGTAGCATTTGTGGGATTAACACCTTGCCCTGTCTGATAAGCGTAACCTTTGACGCCGATATTGAAGGCATATTCGCCTTGATAACGAATCACGATATTCGCAAGACCCGTGATCGTATCGAGTACCGCTTCACGTTCTTCTGACTCTTTGAGAACACAGGCATCTTGTGTAAGCCCCAAAACGTGATAGGTATCGGTCCCGGAAGAAAGGGCAGTAGGGGTGATGAGATTGGTGGAATCCGTGATAACAACCGGACGTCCCAAAGTGCCAGTAGTGCCTTGGAACACAGCAACGTTAGCAACATTGGTAATTTTATCAGTGAGGGTTTGCCCAACAAGATCAAAAAAGATCTTGGAATGCATGACCCAGGCCACAACTTGCGATGCCTGATCACCCATTAAGGCAAGGGCACCGTTCAATAAACTGTGAGTAACACTGTTACTGGGTTTATCCGAATACATCGAGACATTACTTTTGATGGCCCCAACGATTGATGCCAAAGCCGTGTTCACATAATCAACAGCAATGGCCTTTCCCGCTTGACGGCCCAAAATCAAGGAAAGTTCTCTCGAATCGGTGGCAATTTTCCGAAATGAATCTTTCGTATTGGCAATGGGACCCAATCTGCGATTGACTTTGACAGCCACATGTTCCGATTGAGCGATAGGAGTATCTGCCGTCGCCGACAGGGAAGTAGGATCACGTCGAGTAGTTAAACCGGCAATGAGATCCATAAACGAAGTTTTTTCGTATTCTCCCTTCACGATTTGGGGCACGAGCCGAATTGTATTCAGAGATCCCTCATTCAAAAGGGCGGAATGCTGCATAAGTACTTCAGTCATTCCGGTGTAATATTGTTCATCATAAATTTGAAAATTAGATTTAGTTCCTGCAACCACTGAATTTCTCCTTTATGTTACTTTTACTTATCTGGTAATAATAAGTAAGCATCCGATCCAAATTTTTCAATGAAAGCCGATTGAATACTAATATTTCCTCGCATTTCGGCTTTTGACTTAATTGATTCAAGGTTAATTGTGCCTTTTACATCATCGGCATCCGAAGATTTTTTATTATTCCCACCGGTTCCATCGGCCTTCGATCCTTCGAAGAGAAACGCTAATGTTGGTTGAACCTTCAATTCACCGACTAATTCATCAACAGTTTTGAAACCATCTCCGCCCTGTTGAACCGAAACCTCAAAGGATCCATTGTTGCCTTTGATTCTCGATTTGAATTTTCCTTCATGTTCGACAACTTCCGCCCTGGATGCCACAAAAGGAGTGGCAACCCCAATTGCATCGGGGAGAACGCCATGTTTCAAAAATGCTTCAGTGATCTCTTGCTGCAACAAAACCGACTTATGTAATTGCTCAATTCTGTTTGCCCGTTCTACACCGGCAACAAGTTTTTCATCATATTGTTTTTGAAGTTCGGTTCTCACTTGGGAAATGATTTCTTCACGCGAAGGGGAAGATCCTTTATCCTTTAAAGATTTCAATTCCTCCTGCGTCTTTTTGTACTCCAGAGGATCGATACCTTCAAATTTCGCTAATTGATCTTTCAACTGAAGTTTTTCAGTTTTCAATTGGTTATTGTTGGTAGTCAATCCTTGGACTCGCTTATCCATGTCATCCTTCAAATCCAGGACCAATACGCCATCCTTGGGCGTATAATGGCGTTTTGCGAGTTCCTGATCCTCTGTCGGTAAATCTTCAATTTTGTTGATAATGTATGGTAACATGGCGTGTCTCCTAGACATCTGTTTTGGTCAACCTTGACCTATCTATTTTCAATTAAAGTGTTAAGTGAGATTTCGCACAAGTTTACTGGATGAATTGTCCCATAGACACCCGCTTGACCCCTCTGTCACCTTTGGTTGAATCATCGTGCAAAACATAACCCATCAAAATATCATAAGGAATACCATCAGGGAAAGCAGCGCATGCGGAAATTTCTCCTTCTGCTCGAATAAGATGTGCACAACTTCCACACTGATTTGAATCGATGATGTTTCTTTCCTGTCCACTAATTGGCTTGTCCATAGCGATATTCCACCCTTTCAAGTAACGAATCTAATAATTTTTTCATCTGAGGATTCAATACCTTAGTATTGTTATTCATATAAGCGGCAAACGATTCTGCGAAATGCTCAACGTGATTTGTTTCTGAATACCTCGATAATTGTGTCACCTTCCATTTGCCTTGACTATTTGTATCCCTGCCAATTCTATTTCCTGGTTTTAACATCTTATTAGTAATTTTTTCTAATTCTCTCTCAAGTCTAGGATCTAAATATTCAATATAATTGGTAACCCCAAATTGTTGGTGAATATGATGTCCAAATTCGTGCCACATGTCCGCAGTATCATACATATCTTGATCTAAATAACTTCTGGTACAAAATGGCTGTGGGATATTAGGATCTGTATTCCCAGGTGTCCATCTCGATTTGTTAGTTTTGTATACCTCTTTTACATCGCCAGCCAACATCTTTTCTAATTCTTTTTCATGTTCCTTTAATCTTGATTTAAGATATCTAAGATCTGTAGCATATTTCTTATTATCTGGATTTTCGGTAATTAACTTCATATAATCTTCAATATCATGTTTTACTGTGTCGATACAGTTTCGTCTCCATTTGATGAAATACTCAAAAGCATCTTTCCGTTCCTTTGCACGCTCCAATATCAGGGTTTTATTAATAGACAAAATACCATCACCCATAGACATTACTACCTTATCATCATCCATAATAATACTGATTCCTCTAATGGGCGGAATATTCAAATCATCGCATACCCTGTTAAATTCAAACAAAGCCTTATTCAAATCATTCAACGTGTCTAGAGGCAATTCATCGACGCCTGAAGAAATCCCCCCCTCAAGTAATTTTGAAAGTTCTTTTTTATTGTCTCCGCCGAATCTATGAAATCTTTCTCCGTTCCCCAATTTGCTTACAGGATACCCACCATCCCAGGCTGTGGATTGGCTGCCACCGAACTTCAAATCAGTCAATTTAGTACTATTCTTTGCCCTCGTCTTCCCATCTTCGAGGATCTTCTTTAAACGTTCTATTGCCTTCTCGACAGTATCCTCTTTTTTATAAAGATCTTCAGGGAGGGAAATTATGGATCTTTCAGAAAGTTCCTTCAAAGTTAAATACTTGCCTTTAGCATCCCATATATCTTCAAGATCCGCAATTTCCCCCGATTTCCACAATTTAAATCTCTTCGTTCCCAAAATTTCCTTTTGCTGCCCTTCTGACAGCCGTTTCACCCATTGGGTATAGGATAACTCTTCTGATACTTGTCCTGTCATCGACGATTTGGCCCTTTCCATCGTCATGGCTATTTCATCGGCATTGAATCCCTGATCCTTTAGACTTTTCTGGAAGTGCGCCCTATAAAGAGCGTGTCCACCTGCAGGAGTAGGAATTTTCACTTCGGAAATTTCTTCCCATGATTTCAACCAGGGAACAAGCGTTGATCTGCAGTTCCAATGCCTAGGCGGTCCGGCATGGGTTACACCGGCAAATGTGCTAACAAACGGAAGAGTATGAAGATGTGGAATGTACATCCCATTTTTCATTTTCCATGCTCTTCCATTATAAATCTGACAGATGGGAGTCGTTTTCCCGTCAAGAGTACTCAATTGCTGTTGACCATGTAATATGCCGGTTTTAATACCATCCTCTATCAAGTTGAGTCTCGTCTGATTGGAAACGGTCATCACAGAAGTTCTTATCAGTGCCTCGGCTTCTCTGCGCTTGACAGACATAAGACCATCTTTAAAACCCGCAGCCTTTGTGCCTCTAACCCTACGTGCTATTTGAGCGTTGGTTTCCCCTAAAAGATACCCGTGGTTAACGGCACCGGCAAATTTATCTTGTAGACCTCTCGCTTGCCGTTGCCACCAGGAAGCGGAAGGGGCACCATCGATGACAGAATTCGAAATGACAGTTTTCAATGCTTCTGCAGACATCGTCAAAGAGAAGATGGAAACTCCTAACTCGTTATTTAAAACGCTAGCCCCCACCTTTCTTTCTAATTTTGCGATGTCTTTTATTGTTTTTGCCTGAGAAGAGGAGATCTTTTTATAAGTGGAAAGGATATTTGCCCTTGTTTGCTTAAGTAACGTTTCCAGACGTGCAGCCCTGTAAGCCGTCAACCCGCTTCCAATATTAGCCGCTTCGATTTGACTTATTAAATCCTTTTCCAAGACTGCTAGCACTTTTTTTACTTTTACCCATTCACCGATAGAGAAATCTGAAAGTCTCCTGGTGTGGACAAGAAATCCGTCTGCTATCCTGTCAGCCGTAGAAATCATTATTCAGTACCTTCGTCTCGATTTTGGTCCTGGTCCTGGTCCTCGTCCTGGTCCTCGTCTTCCGGCATTTCATCCATGCCGAAATCGGCCATATGGCTTTCCTCTTCCTTTAAGATCTTCATTTCGAGTTCAACATCAAGGCCATCAGAAAGAACGCCTCTACGCTTGCACTCTTCAAGGAATGTGACTTGTGTCATTTGGCGAGCAACACGAATAGCAAGCAAATTCTTCACATCTTCAATGCGATTCAACATGATAGAGAAATCGGTAAACAAGGTAATTTCTCCCATCTCTTCCACAGAAACACCAGTCAATAAAGCCGTTATTTCCATAGCCTGATTTGCGCCATCTGCCATGTTCAAGGCCATCCGTTGCAGATCCGACAAGTTTTCTTCATTCTCCAAAGTTCGCTGTGTAGCAGTGACAACCCCTTTTGATTTCGATAGAAGTTCTGAACCCATCACCCGCATTCTATCCTCGATAGCTATAATTCCATTATTCCCCGATTCGATAGCCTTTCCAGAATGTTCGACAAACTTCAAATCGGCTTCAGGGGGTCCTGGAATCATAGACGATGCACCTACTACGACTTGCGTATCTTCATCGAATCCCTTCCCAAAGAGGATGGGCACCTGTGCCACATGCAAAATGTTAGCGTAATCTGAATATGATTGCCAATGATGGACATTCAAATAAGCCAAATCCAGAAGGGGCGGTTTCGACATGAAAAAATCGACCTTGTCAAAATAGATGGGAATCAAAGGTATGAATTTCAACGGTTTACCCTTGTAGTCCAAAAATTGACCCTCGTCAATCAATGGCCAATTGCCGTTTACATCCTTCTCGTAGATCTTCCAGGATCCTATTTCCAGGACCTTTATTTGCTCTGCCGTGTAGGATCCGTATTCACCTTCATCCTTCTGGACAGATTCTTTGATTCTTACTTGTGTCAGAATCGGTCTGCCATTGGAATTTTCATACCGCCACCCGATGATGTCCAGAGGAGAATAACCCCTCCAAAACGGACGTAAACCGAGATCTACAACATCCTTTTTAGACACAGGATGATTTACACCCCTTGAATGGTCAACCAAAATGAAAGTATGACCATAAGACAACGCGTTATACATCCTACGCCATAAAAAGAGATCCAGCCGGTTTCCTTCAAGATCGATGTTATCGCAATACTCTTTCAAAGTCTCGTGCATGTCGCCATAATCGACAGGACGAAGGAAAGGCTTCGAGGAGAGAATCCCCACAGTTCGCTTGAACCCGTTAAACAGCACCGATCTTTTCAACCGATTTTGATAGGCTGCCTCTGTCTCCCCCACTTCCATTGGTAAAAAAGTTTTATCTGCCTTTCTCATGGCAGACGTCCCACCAAGCAACGATTTAATAACGAACCATTCCTCACCCATCCGATTATAGGCGTTGCACGGTTTCGACACACCGACATTCACACCGCCTTCAATCGCGATTTGATCAGTCACATCTTTAGCGATGGGCAACTGACTAGGAAAATTTGACCCTACTGTATAAGTGTTAGAACCCATGGCATTAATCTCCTATGCTACTAAATCTACAATTTTGTAAGCCGGTTTTAAAAGGTTGAATCTGGTCCAAATCATATAACCCAACGCATCGGGAAGATGGTCCAATCCCCTGGTTTTGTCCGGTAAATTTCCAGCGTACTCCAATCCTTCAAGACATGCAATCAATTTTTTACACTTGGGAGAAATATACAATCTTCGAACGCCATCTGCGCTTTCAATCATGGCATTCACAGAATTAACCCGATCCATGATCATGGGAGCACGAGATAAACACTTGACCTTAAATCCCATCCGTTTCAAGATCGTGATATCTGTAACATGGGCACCGCTCGAAGTATGCCTGGCCTTCCCTGCAGGATCGGGAAAAATGGTTATATGAGAAACGTCAACATTGCAGCCAATTCTCCGATGATCTACCGGTAACAATCTGCCATACCTCTTCGCAATTTCCTTGCCCATCGATTCAGTGTTCGATGATGACAAAGAAATTTCGTCGATGATATGGCATTGATCACCAGAAGCAACGGCTACAACTGCAGACATTGGGTCTATATTAAAATCCATCCCAATCAAAATTTCGGTAGTGGGTTTTGACAAATCGTCCCTGAGGGTTTCCTTTCGATCAAACTTATAGTAAACCCTGCCTTGAATGACTTCGAATTTCGCCATCACTTCTTGATTGAAAACCCGCTCGTCAAGTTCCGATCTCAAAACCTCTATCTCTTCATCCGAGACCCTGCCACCCTCCCTTGTCGTAGCGTGAAACGTCGTCCAATCGGGAAATTCATCAGACCATCCTTTTAATGCCATATCATAAAGATGGTTATAGGCTTTGGGAGTTGAACCAACTATTAACCAACCTCCAGTGTCAGCCAACGTCGGGCGAAGCACTTCGTGCCATGCTGAAGGATCGTCCCACATAGCGAATTCGTCAAGTGCTATAGCGTCCAACCCTGGACCTCGTAATCTGTCAGATTTGTCCGCCCCCTTTAAAGCAATATGGGATCCATTAATAAAGATAATCTTAAGTTCGGTCTCCAAAATCTTCTTGACAATCCTACTAGGAATAATACTTTTCAAAATTTCCCAGGCAACCATCTTAGATTGACGATATGTCGGTGAAATGTACCAAACCTTAGCCCCGTCCTTACGTATCGCTGTTAATAAAAGGGCCATTAACATAATATACGTTTTGCCTACTCGACGACCCGCTACCATCACCCTAAAACGATGATTGTCAAGAAATACCTTCTTCTGAAAATCTGACATTTTGTCGATGTCAATCTTTATCTTGACTGTCATCCGACACCCCAATCACTACTTCAATAGATTCACTGGTAGAGTTTATCTCATCTTCGGCATATTTATAACCCCTATCCTTCCCGATAGTGCGCAATGCAAATTTGATAGCCTCTCTGTCACCAGCAATGACAAGACCTTTCAATCCTGCTTCCGCTTCGTCAATCAGTTGTTGGCGACATTCGTAAACAACTTCCGTCAACCAAGGGGCAGTCCTAAGCCGTTTGCGAATAACTTCACTTGCCCTATTGCACAATTCTGCTGTTTTTGTAATAAGGCCACCAGTTTTTCTCAATGCACTAGCGATATCTTCATCTGTCAAGGGGACCTCGCCCTTATGCACTGTTGAATGAAGAGAACTGACAGGACGTTTTTTATTCTTATATTTCTCTGCCATGGCTGCTTTTCTGCCAGCCGTAGTAGTAGGACGCCCTTCATTGGCTTTTCTAGCCTTTTGATGACGAACGGTATCCACTCTGTCAGGAAGACCCTTAGCCCTAGCACGAGCCTTTGCCTCTTCGTTCAATTTATGTTCTTTGTTAGTCAACTTCCCTGCAGCACGAGCCTTTGCCTTCTCATTTAACTCATGTTCGTCTGGATGGGGTTTAGTAACCTTTACTTTGCCCTTCATGATACATCGATATCCTTTCCAAAATTCAATCAACTTACTTACATTAAAGCACGTTAATCAAATTTTGACAACTATACTCTTTTAGTTCGCTTTTTATTATAGTTGTGTGAAGTTGTATCGATGATCTTCATGTACATGGTAGGATTGAATTTCATAATTACTACCCGGCAATGAGATTTGTCCTTATCTTCCGGATTGTAGTATTCACCAACCATATAATTGACCCTAGGAATTATATAACTATCGTCACCCTCAATGATACCTGCTTTAATTAAAGCATCACAGGTAAATTTATCAACAATTGACAAAATGTTAGAAATATCAATTTTTGGAAATTTCTGGCGGAATAACAGGAAGGATATCTCGTAAGGTGAATCGAATGGAATTTTAGGAAGATTCAAATCTGCTACAATCGTATTATAGACATTCTTGACTTTTGAAAGCAATAACGGGTGTGAACTCCTATAATTATTGAAATTCAAGTGCCACAATTTGGACTTGTCAGTTTTGCCGGTTCTCACTGCAATAGGGACATCGAAGTAATAAATTTTATCGTATTTTATTGGCATATTATAGTAAATCCCACACTTCAGGAATTATAGTAGCGTTCCAATCTTTAATAGTTGGTTTGACCATAAGCCTTAAAATATTATTCCTGGTCTGTACTGAAATATCGTTTCTGCTGTCCATCCTTCCTTTGAATTCTGTAATGAAAAATCCGCACCAATTAACCTTCCCTTCCGTTGGCGGTTTTCCTATGAATGATCTAATAGCATACACCTTTTCGTGAACCTTCTTATCCTTCAGGATACCCAGATCTATCAATGCATCGCAAGTAATTCTATCCGCCATTGCAAGAATTCCAGCCCTTTCACATTCATCATTTTTAAGATCTTCATGGCAATGGAGTACATAATTAAACCGGTAAAGGCGATTACCATCCAAAGGAAAATGCGTTTTGCCTGTAGGAAATAATGTATCCATATGGATCTTTACACATCGATTGTATTCGTTCTTACCAATTTGATGATACCCTAATAGATTCATCTCCCAGTCCCCAATCTGAAGAGGAAATTTCCCCGAATGATACTGGCCATGGTATTTGGTTTTAAAAATCATCTCTTGCTCTTTTACTTCTTGCTTCAAAGCCTCAAAATATTCGTTCTTTACCATCGAAATATTTACCGCCTTTCAGGATTTTGAACCGATGTTTATTGTAGCACGGCTTGAAATTGACGTCAACCTATCAAAGAGAACCCCGTCCTCAATTCTTCAGAAGACAGGGGGCACTTTCATATTATTCAGGGGTTTCAATTTCAAGGAAGGGGACAGGAAGTGCCTTTTCGAAGTATTCTGAAGAATTGGTAATGCCTTCCAAAGGATCAGAAGGGTTTTTGAAATATTCAGAGGGTCTCTTGAAATACCTTTTCGAAATATTCTGAAGAATTGGTAATGCCTTCCGAAGAGTCAGAAGGCTTTTGAAGTATTCAGAGGGTTTCTTTTATTAAGTGTTACGGAAGATTAAGAATTAATGAATTCTAGCGCGCGCGCCCATGATGTAAAAGTGATTTTGCATATTTCTGATATGCCTTCTACAAGTGTCGGATTGTACTTTTTCTGAAGTATGCTGCATATTTTAAAAATGGTTCGAAAATGACTTCTACAGGTGTCGGATTAGGGTATTCGAAGGTTCAATCTTACATTTGTAGAAGTCATTTTCAAAGTATGCAAAATGCCTCTTTTCCGTGTTGCGCGTTTCCCTCGTGTGCGGGGAACCATTTCGACAAATATCGCGGGTGACACTTAATGTTTAGGGCAGGATCGAATTCCAACCCTGCCCTAAGTATTCAATTCGCAGCCTGTCGCTTGCCGCTATTTCTTCCGTCTTCGCATCTTCCTCTCTTCTTGGATGCATTCAGCGCAGAATTTCACCTGTTTAACATCCTGATCCTTCACGAACCTTACCGCCCCACATTTCGGACAATCCACCCGGTTCCGATATTCGAAAAATCTTACTTCTATGTATCCTTCCCGAATTCCCTTTCGGTGAGGTTGTCGAATTTCAATTTTTTCGATTTCTTCAGCCTTCATGCTGTCAACACTTTTCGAAATTAACAAGGTGGCTGTGTGAGCCGGTGAAGTTGGAAGATTCTTGAGACTTTCCGACTTCAAGAAAACCTCGTCTTGCATCGCTTCGAATCTGCGCTGCCGTTTGCCTTGTTTTGTGGCATTAACAATAGGAGCCTTTTCCTTGTTTTCCGAAGGGATATGGGTACTTTTGCCTTCCTTGGCCCCCTCGCGTTCAACGTCGCCAACGGGCGATGCCTTCCTGACCCCTTCTTTTGCCCCGATCTCCCCCACACCGTCATTCAAATCCGGCAATCCATCCTCATCCAATTCCGGATGCGGATGATTTATTGCTGTCTGCAGGATCCTAAAATCCCTGTCGAAATTTCCGCCTTTGATTTTGTCTTCCTTATTCTTCGATGCCTTCCGGAAGGATACCCTTTCTTGCTCATTCACCACTACCCATTCCCCACTTTCCTTGTCCCAAAATAGAGTTCCATTAACATACGTTCCACTGGTAGGAATATGGGTGAATACGAATTTTGCTTTGTTTCGAAGTTCGAGTTTCTTGGGATCCATCGTCTTATACCGCCTTAATTAAAGTATTGGCAATTCTTTGAATGTCGCTGGCAAATTCCGCTCGTCTCTTTTGGGAGACTTCACCCTTTTGGCCAATGTGAACGGCCAAAGTCAACAATTCGGAATAAGCCGTGTCCAGGGTATCTTGCAGGGTAGCGAGATTCACAAGGTAAGCCTTGTCAACTGCTTCGATGGCTTCCGATTTCTGCCCCTCGGCGAGTAGCGGTTTGGCCGATGCAATCAAGGCTCCCACCTGCTCTTGTTTTTCGCCAAACATGTCGTAGGCTGTCACCATTTCAGCCGTTTCATGCACCAGCATCGATTCGATCATTTGAAGGATGTTGCACGTTACAGAGTT